AAAAAGATCTAGAGTCTATTGCTTCTAGCCTGCGCACAATCTCTCAGACTGTAGACATACCGAATGCTGTTGAAAACTTATTCACGAAACTACAATTTGATGAGGAAGTTGTCATTGAAGAAGCCGAAGATATCGACTATTCTGATTTTGACATACTAGATGAGAAAGGTGAAGAACGCACTTTTCAATCTGCTGATGAGATCCCTTCTAATGCTATCAAACACTTAGTTACTCGTGGAAATATAGATACAATTGGCAAGCGCATTTTTTCAAATCCCACTGGAAGTATTCACATAATCACTGCCGCGACCGGGACTGGAAAATCAACTGCTGTACCATACTATCTTTCACAGCAGACACGGAAAGACATCTACATAATTATTCCTAATATAGCTGCTACACATTCGTCTGCGAAAGTTATCAAGAGTCGATTTGGTGTACAACCCCATGTGCGCGCTGACTCACAATATATTGAAGGTGATACTAACATTTGGTTGTGTACGGCCAAGAGTTTTGCGATGCAATTGATCACATCTCCCTCTCGACTTTCAAAAATCGGAGCAATCATCTTTGATGAGATGCATGTGAACAATGCTGAAAACGATCTATTTCGCAATTTATCACCACGCATTTGTGTGAAAATTCCGACTATTTGGTCCTCAGCTACTTTTGCTAGCTCATTCACTTTGCCCACTGATCTAACTTTCCGAGTCTATGAGCGTATTGCTCCGGATGTCACTTTAGATAAGATCTTTACAAAGAAAGCAAAAACAAAAGGCGTCACAACTACCACTGTATATGGTAGATATCTTGTTTTTTGCGCGTCCATCCGAGACACTGAAATAGTCAAAAACCGTTTCAAAAAATCTAAGATCCAAGCTTTTAGTATTTCTAGCGTCAATTACCAAACAGAGATGCCGAAAGTCGAAAAAGCGTTAAAAGATATCAACATCAAAACCATTATTGTAGCTGCTACTCCTTGTTTAGAGACAGGTGTAACGTTGCCTTTCAATTATGTTATTGATCTTCGCGAACAGATTACATCCAAAATGACATATGACCCCTGTTGTCTTTCTACTCAACGTATACCGATAACACAGGGGATGTCCATCCAGCGAAAAGGTCGAGTTGGTCGTGTTATGCAGGGCATTTACATAGCTCCCCCCGTGAAATTCACTCCTGTGACATCTATAGATGATTCCAACATTTCATTAGCATGGATGTATGCCAAGTTGTTTAACTACCCTCCACCTGTAGATAAAGAGTTTCCACACTTGAAAGAACAAAAACTGACGAATTCCTTCATCAGTAATGTTTTTGGAACAATGATGGATCCTATAGCTGTTGCAGGGATGACCACACCTGAAGGACGCATTTACCAATCCTTCCGAAATTTTGAGTTTCCCCCCCGCACTTCTGTGAATTCGCTTGTTTTTTCTCCAGCTTATTTTCCTGAAGAAGTTTGGTGTCAATGGAGTTCTTTTGAGACTCCTGAATGGAAACAGTTTCTGGAGAAGCAACAAAGATGGCAAAGCGGGACAAGTGTTCGCGCACCATTTTGGGACTACACTGTAGACGAGCGTGTTCAGATTGAAAACTGGCAGCTTAAGGTTCTTTGTTACAAAGGCAAATCTATAACTGATCCTAGTTATAATGAAACTGAGTATTTGGCCACACCTTGGGCAGACAACTTACGGCGTAACTGGGTTACCAGAGGAGAGCGTGTTTTTCAATCTTTTGAACTTGAAAGAGATGGGAGATATCCAGAAGATTACCGATGGACCCATTTTAAGTGGACTAAGCCAGATTCTGGAAAAGTCGAAGATTACGTGATTGATGAGGCTGAGGAAGATGAAAAACCTCGTCAGTTCCGCGTGCCAAAAGAAGCTTTTATCAGACAAACTGTTTTTTGGGGTACTCTTTGGACAACATTTTCGGTAGTCGAAGTTATCATCTATTTTATAGTGGTCGCAACCGTGTTACTTTTTGTTTGTACCACTGGTTATGGATTTTATAATCAATACAAACGTGAAAGAGCACCCGATACGCGTGTTGAGAATCAAGACGTCGATGAGCATCGTAAGTTTGAAAAAGAAGCTCAAGATGTTAAGACTACAAAGTTCAATTCAAAGAGACCATGGGAGGCGAAGAAAAAGAACTACCTGCCATCTGGGAGCAATATCGACTTGGATGACATGGTCGCTATCGGAGATCCTTATGCCCATAATGTTCATAAAGCTGGTCTGGC